CTGAGCGATTGTATAAGGCTGGTATCGTTGACCTCGCAACCGCGAAGCGTGTCGCTGGTGTGACGCCATCGGACGACGACGAAGGTTATTACCATCCGACTGCTGTCCCTGTGCAGAAGGATGGTCAGGAACTTCTCATTCCAGTTCAGCCTCCAGCGAAGGCGTACGCCATCGAGCAGACTCCAGATGAACCCGGGCTGAAGTTCTTCCCGTCCAAAGAGATGAAGGAAGAAGCACAACGCGCCATCGAGTGGCGTGATGCTGGTCGTGATGGTGGAACTGCTGTGGCATGGGCCAGGGCGAACCAGATCATCGCTGGCGAGAAACTCAGCGAGTCGACTGTCCTTCGGATGTATTCCTTTTTCCGACGTCATGAAGTAGACAAGGAAGCGGAAGGATTCCGACCAGGTGAAGAAGGTTATCCATCCGCTGGTCGCGTAGCATGGGCTGCATGGGGCGGTAATGCTGGATATCGCTGGGCCACAGCTGCACGCAAAGAGATTCTGAAGCGCATGGCGCCGAAGGAGAACGGGAAGTCCTATCATCCGTACTATGGTTACGAGCTGACAGACGCCGATGCCTGACATCTATCAAGTCAATGAGCGGTATCGGAACCGGCTTCGTGCTCGCGAAGATTCCGCGCTCGCTGAGATGCGGAGGACGTATGGCGTTCTGCAAGCAGACAACCTCCAGCGCCTCGAGGAGATAACTCAGGCAATCGAGGAAGCACAGGCAGCAGGCGAAGATGTCACGGCACTGAATGATTACCAGGTGCGCCTCGCGGCATTGAATGAGCAGATGGCGAGACAGGTCGCAGAGTTCGCTCCTCGAGCGACCGACATCGCCAGCAACGGACAGCGAAGCGCGATTCAACTTTCCCTGGAAATGCAGGAGGACCTCGTGCGTGCTGTGGCTGGTGTCCCTGATTCGGTGAGCATGGCCATCGATCTCAACTGGAACCGACTACCGGTCGAAGCCATCACGAATGTGGTCGGCTTCGCGGCTGATGGTTCACCGCTCGCGGCACTATACGAAGCCATCGGACCATTTGCACGCGACCACGTTACCATCGGTGTCGCCCAGGGAATGAACCCGCTACAGGTCGCTCGTCGTATGGCGCGGACGTATGAGACGCTTGCACCATCACGAGCTGCAACCATCGCACGAACAGAGATGATTCGAGCCAACCGCGAAGCACAGCGACAGACATTCGAAGCGAATCTGTCCATCGTGCGTGGCTGGTCTCGCGTGTCTGCTGGTGATGTTAACGTGTGTCCCGTATGCTGGGCATTGCATGGACAACCGAACCCTGTTGCAACAATCGTTCCATCGCATCCAAACTGTAGGTGTACGATAGTCCCAATCACTCCGACGTATGCTGAACTCGCTGGGCTCGACCCGGATGCGTTCGACGAAGCGCCGGAACTACCGACACGCGATGAGCAGTTTATGATGTTGACAGAAGCGCAACGTCGCCAGGTGCTCGGACCGTCACGGTATAGGATGTGGGAAACAGGCACCAGTCTGTCGGACTTCGGGAAGGTTGTTCCAAACGACCTATGGGGTCCACAGGCAGTCGTTGTGCCATTGAGGGATTTATGATGCAGACACTGGTGAACTTCGGGAGTGCAATCAAGGCGGACGATTCCGGTCGTGTGCGTGGTTACCTGGTACGCTTCGGCGGTCAGGACCTCGAGGGCGACTACTTCACGAAGGAGACCGACTTCGGTCGACCGATGAAGTCAGGCGATCGTGTCCCGATGAACTTGTACTATCATCACGGACAGGACCGAACAATCGGGAAGTCTCGCATCGGTACCGGCTACATCACCATGGATGAAAAAGGTCTCTGGTACGAAGCACAGGTCGAGATGGCTGATGAATATCAGAAGATGATCGCCGACCTCGCGAAGTCTGGCAAACTTGGATATTCCTCCGGCGCCACTGGTCACATGGTCGAGCGCAAGAAGTCTGCTGATGGCCGATACGAAATCACACGCTGGCCAATCGGTGAGGCATCGCTCACGCCGACGCCGGCGGAACCGATGAACATGGTGAAAAGCCTCAAGGACATGTATGGCGAGATGGATGGAGAAGGCATGGAAGAAGAAGAGATGATTATCCCTGTCGCGCCAGGAGAAGACGTGGCGACATTCGTCGAGTCTGTCTATGGCGACCTCGACAAGGAGATGGTCCACGAAGGACTCGAGGCGCTCTACGAGCGTCTGTGTGCTGGTGTTACAGCTGCATATGACGGTGGACTCGGCAGTGGACATGTGGATGCCATCATCGATGCATTCGCCAACCGTGCGAAGGAACTGAACAGCAAAGTGAAGGACCCGGTCGCTGAAGCGCAAAGCCTGAAGGCTATGCTCGAGCGTCCTACGTCCATCCGTGAAGTGGAGCGACGCCTGCGGGATGCAGTCCGTCTCTCACGTAGCGAGTCGACAAGATTCGCAAAAACCATCTGGGCTGAGCTTGGAGAGCAAGCGGTCGAGACGGAAGAAACCATCGTCGAATATTCGAGCGATATCGAGGAAGCGAAGTCCGCTCTCCTTCGTGAGCTCATGATCTTGGAGTTAAGTCAATGACAATCGAACAGCTCGAAGGACAGCGCCAGTCTACAATCGCTGCCGCTAAGGAAGTCCTCATCAACGGTGGAGATATGGCCGAAGCCACTCGCCTCCATGCAAATGCAAAGTCCCTCTCTGAGCGCATCGAGATGCTCAAGGAGTTCGGCAATGTTCCTGCTCCTGTCGCTTCTGAAGCGCCTAAGGCTGAGCCATGGAAGTCCGGTGGTGTAACCCGTAACCCATTCCCTGGTACTCGTGAAGAGGCAAACTTCAAGGCATACGCCTTCGGACAGTGGGTCCGTGGCGAAGTCCTCGGAAATGCTAAGGCTGCACGATGGTGCGCTGAGAATGGCGTCAAGTCACAGACCGAAGGCGACAACGGACAGGGTGGATACACTGTTCCTGAAATCGTTTCGTCCAGCCTCATCTGGCTCCGCAACGAGTACGGTGTAGCACGTCGCTTCAGCCGCATCTATCCGATGACATCCGATGTCCTCAATGTCCCGAATGCATCGACTTCGACCACGACCTACTATCCTGGTGAAGCCACTGCAATCACTGCATCCGACATCGCATTCACGCAGGTCGCACTCGCAGCCAAGAAACTCGCCATCCTGACCATCGTTTCTAAGGAACTCAACGAGGACACCGTCATCGACTTCGGTGCTACTTTGGCACAGGACTTCGCATACGGTCTCGCACTCGCTGAAGATGCAGCTGCATTCCAGGGCGACGGTACATCCACGTATGGCTCCATCACTGGAATCATGCCTCGCATCAAGGCTCTCTCCGGAACCTTCTCGAGCATTGCCTCCATGGTTGTCGGACCATCCGGATCACAGACCAACCTCTCGAGCTTTACGCTCGCGAACTTCCAGTCCATGGTCGGCAAGCTTCAGCCATACGCCACGAACCCACGCTGGTACATGCACAAGAACGTGTTCTACAACGCTGTCGCAGACAAGTTGATTGCACTCTCTGGAAACTCCATCATGGACATCCAGAATGCATACGGTCCTGAACCAACACTGTTCGGTATTCCGATCTCGTTCGTTCAGAACATGCCAAGTGCAACCGGCGTATCTAAGACGCTTGCAGTCCTCGGAGACCTCTCCAAGGGTGTCGCGTTCGGCGATCGTCGTGGTGTTACGGTCGAAGTTTCTGACCAGGTGAAGTTCGTCGAGGATGCACTCACGTTCAAGGCAACCGAGCGCTATGCGTTCAACTGCTTCGACGTCGGAAACGTCACTGCAACCGTGGCCGATCAGGTCCCTGGTTCCATCATCGTTCTCCAGGCTGCCGCTTCGTAGGCTGTCTGACTTCGCAGTCAAGGGGAGCGGGATACCATTCCCGTTCCCTTTTTGTTTTACTAGGAATCGCTCATGCCATACACACGGACACAAGCACTTGAACGCCTCGCATGGATGGTCGCATCTGACCAATATCCACAGCTCGATTCGACTGCACTTCAGCAGCTTGTCGACGACCACGCACGCTGGTCGGTCTGGACTGCTTCCACAGCCTACGTGGTTGGCGACATCGTGATTCCAACCGTCGCGAATGGTCGACTGTACCAGTGCGTTATCGCAGGAACATCGAGCGCCACCGAACCGCAGTTCCCACAGTGGACGCAGACGCTGAACTACACGGTGAACGACGGAAGCGGCGACCTCCTGTGGCAGGACATCGGTCCAGCCAATAACGAACGCTATGACATCCGCGCAGCTGCGCGACAGGGATGGATCCGTAAAGCATCCAGCATCACGCATCTCATCGATGTGAAGGATGGTCAGGTAGACGCAAAGATGTCCGCACTCCGTGAGCATTGTCTCGACCAGGCTAAGCGGTATTCGCCAATGGTGTTCGTATGATTCCGGCGCCATACGTTACCGCGCTCAAAGTCGCGCTCGCGAACTACGCCTATTCCGACCGTGTGCAGATCTGGCGAAACGTGAACCAGTCTGACGGTATCGGAGGCATCAGCCAACACTGGATACAGGTGGCTGAGATTCGCGCCACAATCGCCAACACAGGCGATTCTGAAGGCATTGTCGGCGGCATGATTGAGCAGGCTGGAACATGGACACTGACGTGTTCACCAGAGGTCGAAGTCAAGGCAGATGACCGAATCTATACATCCGGGAATCCGCAGAACCTCGCGCCATACTACGAAGTGATCGGAAGCGATTGGGGACACTCGAACGAAGTCAGTCAAACAATCGCCCTCCGCTCAAGGTCAAACGGTTAACCGACTGTGTGATGCGAGATATCCCACTGTGCCACCATATTAGAGTGAAGATGTACAGTGGAGAGATGGTATGACATTAGAGGTCGTTGTAGCGCTGATTGGACAACTTGTCCTGGTATTGGGGGCCGTCATCGGGACCTATACCAAACTACAGGTGAGCATCAATGTGCTGACAGTGAAGCTCGAGAATGTGAATGCCACATTGTCTGGACAGGCACAGGAAGTGCGACGCATCGAGGAGCGCCTCGGTAAACTCGAGAGTCGTGTCGCGATGATCGAGGGGAGTTTGCAAAGATGAATTCAATATCCATTCCGCGATTGTTGGTTGTTGTCCTGGTCGCATTCGCGGCGTCCTTCTCGACTGTATTCGGCGATGGCATCCGCACAGCTGAAGCAGACACGCTCGCCGAGCTTGGAGCAGTGATGGCACTTTACGGGAGCAAGGCTGTTGCGGCTGGTGTCACTGCTGCGATGTCTGCTGCGCTGGGCTTCTTGACGATGCCGTTCAAGGGGACGAATGCGAACAGTTTGAAGGTGGGCAAATGAACCTGCAAAACTTTAGGATTGAAAAGGAACCTGCACCGTCTACTGACTGGCGTGTCTTTGGTGATATTGAGGATGACAACGGTACTCTGTTGGGTACGTTTGGGCAGGATGGAACAAGCGTCAATGTATGGTGGGTTCAGCAGGATGAAACATTCCAGTATGGCATCGTGCAACAGTTCGCGGTGATGATGGCTCAAGAGATTATTCAAGGGACGGCTGAATAATGGCAACGTATTACGTCAGGACTGACGGAAGTGACCTAAACGCTGGCACTGGCCCTGCTACAAATCAAGCGTGGCAAACTGTAGGCAAAGCTCTAGGAGCAGCTGGTATTGGTGTCGGTGACACGCTCTATATTGCTCCCGGTGTTTATCGTGAGTCGGTCACAGCGGCATTCACAAACCCAACATCAGAAGGACAGCGAATCACAATATCTGGTGACCCTACAGCGTCACAGTTTAGTGGTATAACTGCTGGCCCAGTTATCATCACAAACTACACTAGTAGCACAGGTACAAATGGTGCTTTAACACTATCAATATCTAAGTCATTTGTAACTATTCAAAACTTGCATATAACCGGATATTTATCTGGTAATAGTAACGTATTCCTTCTTAGTGGCGAATCAGTAATTTTAACGTCATGTGGTTTTTACACACCAACAAATAATGTTGACTTCAGTTTTTCGTTCCGTTTTCTCCCATTGCAAGGCACTGCGGGTCTAACAGTATCAAAATGTATATTCTTCAGTCCTGTCACTATTGGGGCTGGAGGCTATACAGCCGCTTTTAATTCAGGGACTACATTTACTGATTGTATTTTCATGAATCCTTCCGTCTATGTACCTACGGCTTGCGTTCTTTTATACAGTCCTGCCGGAGCACATCTTGGTGGTGTAACAATCCAAAACTGTAGGTTTATAGGTAACACCGGTATTGCTCCGTATCCCGGAAACAATATGTCTACGGCTTTTCCGATCGTAGTTCGCAACTGTATCTTTGAGACATCTACAGGCATTACGTCAACTACAAACAATGGTCAAATCACACAGTCATACAATGTTTTTAATTGTGGGACTACTTTGACAAATGTTGCCGCAGGTACAGGTTCTTTGACTCGTCCGTTTATATCGCCAGACTACAACCTGAGCAGAATCACAGGATGGGGAAACTTCCCGTTCTGGGCTAACCATTCAAGCAGTGCATCGCAGAACGCCGGCACATTAACGGGCGCACCTGCCGCTGATATCTATGGTGTAACGTGGCTTGCTCCAAGCACTCCGACAATAGGCGCGATTGAATATTTCGACAGTTCATCAACTGGTCGTTACATCCCAACCGAGCG